AGACTTGAAGCTCATCACATTACGCATGAACGTAGAGCTTTTAAGATTTATCCGGTTCGTTATTTTGTTGTCAAGATCTACTACTGTCGCAGATGGTTTGAATTATGCCTTCAGGGTTTGAGTGACCTAGCTCAGCTTTCCGAGAACACTTGGGCTAATGACTGGAGTGATTCTACTGCTGTAGAAATGAAGAAGCTTTTCCGTGAAGCTTATCGTCTTATGGCTGTTGAATTATTCAGGGTTCCTGTTGTCGAAGCTCACGGAGTTTTCGATAATGCAAATCCATACTACCTGTCGGCAACGCACTTTGATGGCTATGATGTCAGTCATATTCCAACCATCGAATGGATCAAGCATCCAGCCCTTGGTAGTGAATTTACAGAAGACGAACTTCGTCCAATTGCAACTCCTAACGTTCCAGTAGCACCCGGCGTAGCAGAGAATGATGGAAATACGCCACAGCGAGAACTAGAGCGCAGAATGCAAGGAGGCGAAGTAGTCCCTTAACCGCTGTTTAAATCCAGTTCCGGGGGTCTGGCTATTTCAAACCCCCATTTTTTATTGTACATTTATATGATCTTAAGGAAGGAATCCATGAAAAAAGCAATCTTGAGTTCTGTTATACTACTCCTAACCCTAACCTCCTCCGTTTTCTGCGCAGACAAACAGCTTTACCAGCACTTACAGGATGTGTCTGTGACAGTAAAATCTGGACTTGGAGAAGGATCTGGAGTTCTTATTACCAGAGATGTGCTAGTATCTCCGGGCAGGGTAGAAAAAATTAACTTTGTGTGGACTGCTGGACATGTTATAGACAACTTAAGATCTGTCAGGGTAGTCATAAAGAACGGCAAGCCCACTACAATAGTTGAGTTTAAGGATGCTCAGATTGTCAAGGAGCTTATAGAAGATGGGAGGCGTGTTGGCGAACTGAAAATGGACGCCAAGGTTTTAAAATATAGCGACTCAGAAAATGGTGATGATCTCGCCTTGCTTATGGTGAGAAAGAAGGGCTTTATCACTAAAACCACGACCTTTTATGCAACCGATACTCCAACTGTCGTGGGTACTGAATTGTATCATGTTGGCTCTTTACTAGGCCAAGTCGGAAGCAACTCGATGACGCGAGGAATTTGTTCTCAAGTTGGTAGAGTTCTTGACTTAGGTTCGGGTGATGGTGTAGTATTTGATCAGACAACCGTGACGGCTTTTCCCGGTTCTAGCGGTGGGGGAGTTTTCCTCAGTGAGAGATCAGGCGACAAGGCTGGTCAGTATGTTGGAATGCTCGTAAGAGGTGCGGGAGAAACCTTTAACTTTATAGTGCCTGTTAGACGAATGCGAACATGGGCTAAGAAGGAAGCTATTCTGTGGGCTATAGACACGACGACAGAGGTTCCAAGCCTAAAGGATATCTTAAATCTTCCAACCGAAGGCGGCTCGTCCACGGGTGGAAAAACACAAAAAAGTATTCTTACTAAAGACAGCGTTAGATTTCCCACGTTCATTAAGTAAGGCGACGAAGATGTTTAGGAAAATTTTTAGTTGGTATATGGAGCAGAAGATGAGTCACGTATTGTTGGCACTGTATTTAATTGCTGCGATTACAGCTACGATCATGGTGCCGGATGGCGGTGGGCTTGTTCTTTGGGCTTGGGGTGCTGGAGCAGCCCTAGTCGTTGGACCTTGGCTATGGTCTATCAATCGTGTTACTAAAGAGGCCACAGGAAAGAACATCTGGTAATGATAAAATCCAAAGATCGATTTCAAATTGTGGTCTTTGTCGCAAGCTGGTGTCCTCACTGCAAGGGGATGCGTCAAGAGGTTTGGACAAAAAGAGATGTTCTAAAATCTTCTAAGAGCTACCATGGGGGCAAGCCAGCAATTATTCAGGTAGATAAACCCGGTAATGAATACCTGTCTGAGCAGTTTAATATTGAAGCTTTTCCAACTGTTGTCATCATGGATGAGGAAAGAGAAATCTTTAAACGCGCTCATAATATGGACGTAGAAGAAACAATAAAATTTCTGGAAGAGTTCGATGGAAATAAACAAGTCTGAAGACGTTGTTCTTATCACTGGCGGGAGAGGTTTTCTAGGGAAAAGGCTTTATCAACTTCTAAACGAATCCGGCTACGAAAAAGTAGTAGCAATGGGTGGAACTAGTGACGGGGTTGATCTGGGAGAAGAAGCTGTTGTCGGATGGATGTTCGACAACTACAACCCGGATGTTGTCATTCATCTAGCCGCTAGGGTTGGTGGAATTGGAGCCAACATGAAGTACCCCGGAGGCTTTCTGTATGAAAATCTAAACATGGGCATTAAGGTTATCGAGGAGGCTAGACAGCATGGGTGTAAAAAATTCGTACTAGCCGGAACCGTATGTTCTTACCCTAAAAACTGCCCAGTGCCTTTCAAGGAAGACGACCTGTGGAATGGATACCCTGAAGAAACCAATGCTCCATACGGGATAGCAAAAAAAACTTTAATGGAAATGCTATCGGCTTACAGAAAGCAATTTGGCTTTAACGGCATTTCTTTAATACCTGTTAATATGTATGGTCCGGGTGACAACCATGACCCAAGAGCCAGCCATGTCATACCCGCAATTATATCTCGCGTGGGATATGCGAAGGCCAACGGTGAAAAATCCATGGAAGTCTGGGGTTCTGGCAACGCTAGCAGAGAATTCCTATACGTTGACGATTGCGCTGAAGCTGTAATGCTAGCCATGGAGCGATACAACGAAGCGGATCCTGTCAACATAGGAACTGGGGTAGAAACAAACATCAGAGACCTCATTGAGCTAATTTGTGAACTGATGGAATACGATGGGGAGATTGTGTGGAACGATGAAAAACCAGATGGACAGCCAAGACGATGCCTAGACGTGGCTAGAGCGCAAGAGGGCTTTGGCTTCAACGCCTCCACCTCTCTAAGAGAAGGGCTAGAGAGAACGTTGGAGTGGTGTGGTAATTTTGGTTTCTATTTAAAGCACGCAAACGAGCTTCCCCCAACCGAGAGGGCATAGCGTTGATTACAGCAATTGTTTTGTCGGATGATTCAGCAGCTAGAACGCATCTTCTTCTCGAAAGCCTACTTGCTAATTCTGGAAACCTTTTTGACGTTACCGTTCTATATAAATATTCAGATGAGAATTTTTTTGAGGGATATTCGAAAGCAGCAGAACATTTCTACTCAAAAAATAAATACGGGCATGCGTTTCCAATTAAATGGATGGAGAGAGAACATCTGGAAATAAGCAAGGATTTATCCTTCTGTCTAAAATCCTCAAGGGATATCGTTTGCCTGTTTAACGATGAAAACATTCTCTTTACGAGACCTCCTTCCTACCAGAGCATAAAGACACTGTTTAATGATTTCGACCCCCTGTCCTTATCTCTCAGGCTCGGTAATAATACAGTTATACAAAATCCATATGAATCCAATAATTATTTTGCAGAGTTACCATCAGAGGGTGAATTTGTTTTGGATGAGTTTCTTGTTTGGGACTCATCTAAGGTGACCCCCTATACCAACTTCGCGATACCGTTTTCCACTAACGGACATTGCTATAAGAGATCTACTCTGGACAAGATCATGACACACTCCTCCGAGTCTAGAATCGATGCGCTAGAGGAGGAGCTACAGCCACTTATATATGAAGAACTATATAAAAATCTTTCCCGTATGATGGCCTGTCCAGAGTTCAGCGTGGTTATTCACAACTCGTCCAAAAAAATATCTGAAGCCGTGCGCACTGGTCTTGGTATGGAAAAGGTGGACATAAACTTGAGGTATCTAGAGGGCAAGAGAATAGATCTGGATTATTTTTCGTTTAATGCAATCTCTAAGCCATACGAAGATTTTGTTATAAGATTTCGCTAACGGAATGAAGCTTGTAATATGAAAATTATTTGTAGCACAGTCGTAAGAGCGGCCAAACAGGGAGACACTCACGGGGGTCTTTACGTCATTGACGTGGACACCGAAGAGATCCTACATCACCAACCGTACACTGACGATTTTGTAAACGACAATGAAAGAGGCGGTGAAAGAGGACTACGAGGCATAGTCGTTCTGGATGACAGAATAGTTGTTGCTGATTCTGGAGGTCTTATAGAGCTAGACAAAGAAACGTATAAGATCACAAAACGCTTGAGAGACGATCAAATTTTTAAATCTATACACGAGATTTGTTATTTTGATGATAATATTTGGGTTACATCCACAGCCTATGATGCGATAGCAAAAATTGATTTAGATTTTCGATTGTCTGGATTTTGGGAAGTTATAGGGGAAAACAAATCAGATTACAAGGCGCTTATTGGACTTAGAGAGATAAATCCCGGTGAAGCTCCCGAAGAAGACAACTTTCACATTAACTCGATTTCTGCAAACAATAAAAGGCTTGTTTTTGGTGGCCTTATAACGCATCTGTACGACTTTGAAACAATGAACGTTGTAAATCCCATGCCCATTATCAACGGCTCAAAAAGTTTCCAGCATAATTTTTATGAATACCCCGAATTCTACGCGGTTAATCTTACTACATTTGGATACTTGGGATTGATTCATAGCGACGACTCAGTACATACAATGCCAAATTCATTTAACAATGAAAGCACCGGCATAGAAAGAACGCTGTTAAGGACAAGATTCCTTGTCCTCCCGAAGGCTAAAAAGGTGAAGTATTATGCTGATGATATAGCCAAATCTAATTGGAACAGGGGACTGGCAAGGCATGGCGATCTGCTGTTTGTTGGTTCATCACCAGCTAGAATAATTGTTCTCAATATGAAGGATGGAAAAATAGAAAAGATAATACAACTAGAGGAAGATATAAGACACTGTATTCATGGTTTAGAGATATTGGAGCAGTAATGGAAGCTGATATGAAGAAGGTGAGAGATGCCAAAGCGGAAAAATTAAAGATCGATGGCGGGTCCAGTGGTTGGGTTCTGCCGGAAGATTTCGAGGGTCTTGAAAACGGAAACGGTTTTCGTAAAATGATTATACATTCAATTGATTCCAAATTTGTTTGGATTCATAAAGGTTTCAGAAAGAGCCATGGGAAAAACAATAAGAAAAAAAAGTAAGCGCGATAAGAAGCGACTCAAGAGAGAACGCCGTTCTAGGAAGAACAAGAAGCGAGAATATGAGACCAACATGGGATGATTACTTTATGGGCATGGCGTACTATGCGTCTGTTCGCAGTCATGATTCAGAAACTAAGGTTGGTTGTGTTATAGTGGGTAGCCCAAACGTTGTCGTTGGTGTTGGCTATAACGGGTTTTGTACAAATGTGAAGGAGGAAGATCTCCCCACCACAAGACCTGAGAAGTACCCATTTATCGTACACGCGGAGGCTAATGCGATAAGCAACCTAGTTGTAAAGCAGATTGACTCTTATAAAGCCTACATTACCCATCTACCGTGCGCAAATTGCGCAAAACTGTTATGGCAGAGTAGTGTATGGGAATGGTATGTCCCAAAGGGGTCTAAAGCTCATGGAGAGACAGAGGAGGATAAGATTGTCTACAACCACCTGATAGAAAACGGTCTAGAAATTTCCTACCTCGAACCGGATCTGTCTCATTTGAATGAGGTTGTAAGATCTAAAGAAAAGAGTGAGTAGACGCAATGATTTTAGTGTATAATACTTTGAATTAATGTTTATTTATCGGATGACTTATTATGGAACAGCCACCAAATGGACTCACAACTAGGGTTGTAGTTACAAATGTTGTGGACGGCGATACAATAGATGTGGAGATAGTTAAAAAAATTCGTGTGCGACTAAAGGACTGTTGGTGCCCAGAAACTAGAACAAGAGATCTTGAGGAAAAAGAGAAGGGGCTGGCTGCAAAAGACCATGTGCAAATTTTATTGGGTAAGCAGGAGTTGTATTTCGGTGAGCCAAAATACAAGGAGGCAATCCTGCATATTCCCGCCGATGAAGAAGATGACATCAAAGATATTTTAACAATGAATCGGATTTTAGGATATATTTTTGTCGATGGACAGGACATATCATCTAAAATGGTAGCCGATGGACATGCCACCAAGACGAAAAATAAGTAGGACTTTCAAATGTCAGTTGGAGAATTGCAAAACTATACGTTTGTAGGAAGATACGCGAGATGGATACCGGAAAAAAAGAGAAGGGAAACTTGGAAAGAGTCAGTTGATCGTGTTAAAAATATGATGCTTGATCAATATCCCGAAGCTCAAGAAGATATAGACTGGGCGTATGATCTCATGCACAAGAAGAGAGTGCTTGGCTCCCAAAGAGCTTTACAGTTTGGAGGAAAGCCAATCTTTAAGCACCATGCTAGAGTCTACAATTGCATTGCTTCTTATGTAGACAGGCCAAGATTCTTTCAAGAATGTATGTATCTTTTACTATGCGGATGCGGCGTAGGGTTTTCGGTTCAAAAACATCACGTAAAAAAATTGCCGAATATCATTCTTAAAAAAGATGGCACAAAAAAATATACAATACCTGACACTATTGAGGGTTGGTCTGACGCAATTGGTGTTTTGATCAGTAGCTACTTTTTAGATAGCGGTCTGTTTCCTGAGTATGAAGGAAAGAGCGTAAACTTTGATTTTTCTGAAATCAGACCCGCTGGATCTTATCTTAGCTCCAGTTCAGGAAAAGCCCCCGGTCCAGAGCCTCTTAAAAAAGCTCTCACTAATATCAAAAAGGTTTTAGACAAGGCTACAAAAGAGGCGGAATTCAGTGTAAAAAAATTGGAGCCGATTCATGTCTACGACATTGTTATGCACGCTGCTGATGCTGTTATTTCTGGTGGTGTACGTAGAAGTGCTACGATCTGTGTTTTTTCTCCAGATGACGAAGACATGGCGATGGCGAAGACTGGTAACTGGTTTCACGATAATCCTCAACGTGGTCGTTCTAACAACTCTGCTCTACTACTACGTGATAAAACCACTCCTGAACAATTCTCCAAGCTGATGAAGTCAGTAAAAGAATTTGGAGAGCCGGGTTTTGTCTGGTCTGATTCGACTGAGCTTATTGTTAATCCATGTGTAGAGATTGGACTCTATCCTGTTGATGAAGAAACGAATGAAACAGGCTGGCAAGCATGCAATCTTAGCACAGTTAATTGTGCTAAAGTTGCCACCAAGGAAGAATTCCTTGAGTCGTGTCGTGCTGCCGCTATCATCGGCACGCTGCAAGCCGGGTTTACTAGTCTACCATACCTAGGTGAAGTCAGTGAAAGAATTTTTCGCAGAGAGGCTCTACTTGGAGTGTCCATGACAGGTATCATGGAACAGCATGAACTTTGTTTGAACCCAGACGTTCAAAAAGAGGGGGCTAGGACTGTCAAAAAGGCTAACAAGGAAATTGCCGCCAAGATTGGCATTAATCAGGCTGCTAGAACCACCTGTGTCAAGCCAGAAGGAACAGCTTCCTGCATTCTGGGAACTAGCTCTGGCATCCACCCACATCACGCCAAGCGATATATCAGGAGAGTTCAGGCAAATAAGCTGGAGAATATATATCAACATTTCAAAGAGTCCAACCCAAGGGCTTGTGCTGAATCAGTCTGGTCTGCAAACGATAGCGATGATGTCATTTGTTTTTGCATAGAAGTTCCAGACGGATCAAAGCTTAAGAACAAAGTTAGCGCCATAGATCTATTGGGGTGTGTAAAAACCACACAACAAAACTGGGTAATGGTTGGACGCAATGAATCCCTGTGTGTCAAACCCTTCTTGCAACACAACGTGTCTAACACTATTAATGTCAAGCCAGAGGAATGGCATGACGTAGAAAAATTTATATATAAAAACCGTAAGTTTTTCTGTGGGGTTTCTTTGTTGCCCGTTAGTGGGGACAAGGATTATCCACAGGCTCCGTTTTCTACTGTGTATCTGCCAAGCGAAATGGTTTCGCATTATGGAGACGGAGCAATGTTTGTGAGCGGCCTTATCGAGGTAGCTCTCAACCTATGGGAAGACAACCTTTGGTCTGCCTGTGATTCACTACTGGGTCTTGGAGATAAAGTAAAAGGTAACGGTAAAAAAACTTGGGCAGATAGATGTCACAGGTTTGCCGACAAGTACATGGATGGAGACATAAAAAGATTGACCTACTGCATGAAAGACGTATATAATTGGAAAGAGTGGGTCGATATGAAAAGAGAGTATAAAGCTGTAGATTACACCACATGTATAGAACAAGAGGATAATGTGGTGCCGGAACAGGAAATTGCTTGTGCTAATGGAGCTTGTGAAATTATATGAAAGACGATAAGTATTCTTACACTACAGACCTCCCAATTTCTGTCGGACAAGGACATGAGATAAGAATTAAAAAGCTTACATCCACAGCACAGATTCCGTTTAAGGCACACGATTATGATGCCGGTTTCGATTTACATGCTGACGAGGATGCTACAGTTAAGGCTGGTCAAACAATCTTGATAAGCACGGGCATAGCAATGGAAATACCAAAGGGGTTCGTGGGCTTAATCTGGGACAGATCTTCTATGGGCGTCAAAGGCATCCATAGATTTGCAGGGGTGATAGATAGTGGCTATCGCGGAGAAGTTAAGGTCTGTTTGTCAAATTTTAGTTACGGTCTAAAAGACTGGCCCCATTACCACGTTCAATATGATATTAAAAGAGGCGACAGGATAGCTCAGTTGGTGGTTCAGCAAATACCCTTGATGCGTGTCATAGAGGTTGAGGAGCTTGAGGATTCTGCTAGGTCATGTGGAGGGTTTGGTTCTTCTGGTAAATGAAAATAAAATATGAAAAAGAGACAACATCGAAGAAATCTCAAAGCGAAAACACCTAATCAATTTGAATATATCAGAGCAATTGCAGAATCAGATATTACTGTATGCACTGGTCCAGCCGGAAGCGGCAAGACTGCCGTGGCGGTTGGGTTGGCATGCGAACATTTAAATTCAAACAAAGTTGAAAAAATAATAATCACTAGACCGGTTGTAGAATCTGGGAAGGGACTAGGGTACTTACCCGGCTCCTTTCAAGAGAAGATACACCCATACTTAGTCCCCGTGATAGAAGAAATGAATGCTTTTCTGGGGGCTGAAAATGTCCGAAAGCTTAGAGCAGAGAATATCATAGAGATCTGTCCCCTAGAATACATGCGGGGTAGAAACTTTCATAATGCGTTTATGATTTTAGATGAGGCTCAGAACGCCACATTTGAACAGATAAAGATGTTTTTAACTCGCCTTGGGCGGAACTCTAGATGTGTAATAAATGGCGACATTGATCAGTCTGACTTAATACCGAGGCTCAGAGGGGCCTTAACCGTGTGTACCGAGAGACTTGACAACACCAAGGGGGTTAGCGTGGTGGAGTTAAACGAAGACGATATAGTACGGAACAAGATAATAGCCCGTGTTTTAGCAAAGCTGGACTTTTGGGATGAGTAAATACTACTACGGAATTATGTGGCTGGCCATAGGAATAATATCTGCCATTGACATATACTGGTCTATAGTATATCAAGATTTGTTATACGCTGTAGAATTAAATCCCATGGGAAAGCTTCTTATCTCTATGGACGGCGGCGGGGTAGCCCTCTTTATGTCTGTCAAAATGTTTGGAACGGTTGCGGCTTTGGGCTTGTTGGTGGTATTATATCATTGGAAGAAGAAATATGCGTGGCCAGTAATGACAACCATATTCGCTCCCCAGTGCATACTTCTAGTCTATATTGGTCAAAATGTAGCGGTGTAAAATGCCCGAGTACGAATATAGATGTGCAAATTGTGAACACGAGTTCTCAGTCATCCAGAGCATAAAAGCCTACAAGCCTAAGAAGAAATGTCCTGAATGCAACAAGCATAAATTGGAAAGAGTGCTATCTTCTCCAAACGTCTTTGTCCGTGGGGAGGCTCAAACTATCGGACAACTAGCAGACCGTAACACAAAATCCATGGGGCATTATGAATTATCAGATGCTAGAGCGAGGCAGGACGAAGGAAACTTCAAGAAGAAGAAGGGTGGGCCTTGGCATCATTCTAGTGGAGAGGCTAGCCCACAGGAGATAAACAAAATGTCAGATTCTCAAAAACATAGATACGTTAGGACTGGTAAAAAATGAACGATGACAAGTATGACGATTTCGAAGATGATGTAGGTTCAAATCTTGAAGACCTCGGCCACCAGATTATAGAGTGTGCAGACTGCCACGCTCCCCTAGTGGACATCTGGAGAGTGCAAGATTCTGAGAGAGCTACCGACATTCAAGTTATCTGTGCCAATGCAAGCTGTGGGGGTTCAAGCTGGAAGTATATGGTGGAGGGGGAGTTTTATATCGGATGCACTGACAGAAGCAGAATTGTAGATATTAAAGAAGAAAAAGGGGTTACATTTATCCATGCTATGTCTCAAATTAAGGGGACAATATGATTGAAGAATTTTTGCGAGAGGACAATACACAGATCTATTATATTCTTGCAGACGGAAAGAAGTCAGATAAAGAAACCACGCTTGCCTGTGCCAAAACAAGCATAGGTGATTCGGCAAACGAAGTTTTCTTCGTAAAATTTCATCGTGGAAAATTGTTTGATCCACACGGCTTAGATAAAAACAAAATAAAAAATGCTGAATATAGAAGAGTAGATGCAACAACATTCGATTTATATTTGAGCTACCTTAAAAATCGCAGAGGTGATCTATTACTGAGAGCCGAAAGGAGATGCATAGATGTCTAAAAGAGGACCGTTAACAAAAGTAGAGAAGTTTTACATCGACAACAACCCCGGAAAATCCCCGGAGGAACTGGCAGAAGACTTGGGAAGGTCTGTTACGGCTGTTTCTAAGCACTCTAAGACAAGGTCCAAGCACGTCACTTCTACCAAGAAGGAGGGCGAAAGTTTTGTTGGCGCCCTGATGGGAAGAGAAACCGCTGAACAAAAACGCAGCGGAGTTACCATAATGACTCCCGCAGCATCAGAGCTATCCGATGCTGTCAAATCTAATCCTAGACCACAGCTTAACGAAAAGGTTGTTCATAGGATTAAAAAGTAATGGTTTCTGTTGCCAAATCAATAGATGGTTATGTGAACGTATACGCAGACCAAAATCCCATTTGGATAGTGACACTTTCAAATGGCGAAACTATCTATCAGGATGATGGAAGACCAAATGTGCTACCTCCTAGTGCATGGGAAAGGCTTGGCGAATACTGTGAAGAAAATGAAGTTTACATTACCAGCATGAGGATAAAAAATCGTTCTCATGTCGAGGTTGTCGGAACCGGGGGCGACGGCTATTATTTTTGTAAGGGCGCGGGAAAATTTTTGTTTGGAGGGTCTACAAACCACTCCTTTATAGCTGGAGTGCTAGAAAACGACGCCCTAAGAGTTAGGCAGTGGAATCTTCCCGAGGTGATTCCAGACTCTTATGAGGAAAGAGATCCGACTGAAGCCGGAATTTTTTTGATCAAAAAGAAAGATTGTTATGACAAAGGTCTACCGACATGTGACGACGGGACAGGACTGTAACGCGGCTCAGTACATTGCTGAAATGGTTTGCTTGAGAGAGGCCGAAGCTGCAAACGAGGGGCAGCCCGCCTACAAACTGTGGAACACTGAAAAATGGAAGAAAAAGTTTCGCAGTCAAGTGACAAAAGCATACTCTTTACTTAAAACATATGATGACGTTTCAATCATCAACGCACTCAGATCTCCTGCCGGAAAACGTATCTACTCTCTTAGACTGAAAAACCTAGAGACCCTCATAAAAAAAGAGCAAGTTAAAACAGACGCTAAAAATTCTGCTTTGGCAGAACCGAAAGAATATAGTTCTAATGCTCCTAGCAATCCAAGAAAACCCTACGGTAAGAAAAGCGACGTGCAAAAATTGAGGGAATTAGATGAGTAAAATGAAAAATTTTAATGAATCAACCACCAAGGAGATAATAAAAAAGTATGGCCCCGTTGTAAGAAGCGGCTCTGAAATTTTTGAGGAGCGTTCTAGCTTTCAAGTGATACCTGTAAGCCCGGCGCTAGATATAGCTCTTGGGGGAGGTTTGGTTGAGGGCAGTTGGGCAACTTTTATGGGTGATCCCAAGAGTGGTAAAACCACAACCGCCCTGCAATTCGCAGCAACCTGCCAGTCCGAAGAATACGGAAACCGTCCAGTTATTTATATGGATGTTGAGGGAAGACTTAAGTCTATGAACCTTTCTGGTGTTCATGGTCTCAATACAGAAGAAATAAAGGTTGTCGGCGCAACCGACGAACCCATGAGCGCTGAACAATATCTGAATATAGCAGAGTCGTAC